AGATTTTCTTGTTTTTGTAAACACATCAAGAACAATAGTCATCGGTGTTTGATCATATTTGTTTAATGTTCCTTCTTCAAATCCTTTTGCCTTGTATTGATATGTATACACTCTACCTGATTCTAACGCACCTTTTCTCAATTTAGCTTTTGTTATATTATCAATTTTTGCTAAATCACTTCTGACTTTAGTATCAGTATCTTTTTCTTTCATTTTTGCTTCTTTTATTATTGTAAAATTACTCATTTTTTACACCCACACTTAATTCTTTTAAATGTTGTTCTGTTATTATTTTAAAATAAACATTTTCATTTTTTTCACTTCTTAATTTTTCACAAAACACTTTAGTTGCATTCCATTTAGCTATATTTTTTTCATAAGCAAACATAGAATATGGTGTTGGTTTTTTTGGTGCTATAACTTGTGTATATGGTTTCACTTCTATCAAATTTCTTTCTGTAGCTCCATCTTTATTTATAATAATAATATCAAAATCCATAAAATATCGTCGTTGTTTATTATTACATTTAAGTTTTTTATTATTTTTTAAAACATAAGGAAAATAATATGGTATTATAGTTTCCTCAGAACTCCATGAAACAACATTTTCATTAGTATCACAAAATTTAGCAAACATATATTCATAGCTAGATCTAATTGTAATAACTTTTCGTTTATTACAATATTTTTCTGGATGAATTAACATAGGATACATATTTGGTATTTGTTTATACTTAATCAAATTTAAGCACCTTTAAATATTCAAAAGCTATACCCATTTCTATCATACCATAATCAATTGCATTATAATCAATTGTTATTGGTGCTGTAGTAGATAATAGATCGACTTTTATAATTGATTCTAACAATTCATTATCTTTTTTTCTGTTTAAAATTTCATATTTATTATCAGCAACAATACATAATTCAAAATCTAAACACCTAGTTGCATCAAATGTTATTCTAACAAAATCATTATTAATATCAGATTTTGGTGATAGTTGAATAACATCATCAAATTTATTTTCACATATCATATCATACAATGTAACAAAATCACAATAATAATATAAATTTTTTAAATCTCTTATTTTTTTAATTTCTTTCATATCTCTCTCCATTTTTTTATAGATCTTCAATAGTAGAATAATCATAAGCAAAAGTAATATCAAAGAACAACTCTTCGGAAGTTGTAACATCATAACTAATTCCTCCTACATTTCTTATTTTGCTATCTTTAAATTTCATATTTAGTATTGGGTTATTTTTTAGATGATAATATAATTTATATTTATATCATACTCACGATTTGATGGTATCATATTTCCAGTTTCTGGATCTTTTTGCATCATATCAGCATGTACTTCTTTCCATGCTTTTAAATCTTCATCTAAAATTAATGAAACAGTTAAATCTTCAAAATCAATAGTATCACCAACTATGTTTAATTTTGTTGATCCTGTTGGTATTTCTGTTACACCAAAACTAAATCCCGGTATCATTACCTTTTGAACAAAATATTCAACACTTTTCAAACCTTCTGTTAAAACAATTTGTATTTTGTTTCCTTTTGCTGTTTGTGTACTCACTTATAGTTACTCCTTATATGTTTATATACATATTTATATAAATATTAATAAAAGGAAATTTGTTATGATTATAAAAAAATTAGATTTGTTAGATACACTAATAGAAGAAATGAGTGATATAATTTATGAAAATAATGTAAATGATTATAGAGAAAAATTATTTAAAAAAATATGTGATGTTATGAATGATTGGTTTTATGATAATTGTGATATAAAAGGAATGTATTTAAATGGATATATACCAGCAGGAACACCAATTCCATCAATATTAAATAATACAATATTCAATTTTAAATTAAATATGAAGTTAGATGGATTAGTTTTAAAAAGTGCGGTTGATAATTATATTAATTGGGTAGATCCAACTATAGTGATTCCACAAAAACCTTTAGATACACCAATATTACCATTATCTATAGATAGAAATGAACAATTTTATGGTGCATTTAAAAATATGTGGATACTTAATAATTATGTTTTATCAGATACTGTTTTAACTTTTAATTGTACGATAGATTTTAATTTTTTATTAAATTCTATAATGTTTATTGGATTTCCTATTTGGAAAAATGGAGATCAATACGAAGCATTTGAATTTGTTATTAACACAATTTTAGATGGATTAACATTTCCAACAATTGGTTCAACATTGGTTGGTGCTTGTACAGATGGAAGTTTTGGTCAAATATTATTATCAGATGTTCCAACTTTTATATAAATTAAACACAAAAACCCACTTATATTAAGTGGGTTTTTAAAAAAATTAATAGTTGTTACAGATATTTGATCACCTCCGATAATTTAATATTAGTAGTATCATAAAATCTAGTAACCTCCTTTTATTTAATTAACCTTTATTTTATTTATAATTATTTAATCATTTCAAATAAATCATCTTCTGTAATAATTTCAACACCAGCACTATTTGCTTTTTCTATTTTACTACCAGCATTTTCACCAGCAAGTAAATAATCAATTTTACTTGAAATCGCTGATTTAAAAGATCCACCATTCACTTTTATAAGTTTTTTATACTCATTTCTTGCTTGTGATAGTGTTCCTGTTATTACAAAATTTAATCCTTTTAATTTATTATCGTTTACAGCTTGTTCTGTAACATTTAAGATGGAGCAACCTACTTGTATAAGATTATTATAACTTGCTAGTATATATGCTTTATTTTCATTCATAACAGCTGATATAACAGTACCAACATCTTCAATGTCTGTTAATTTATCATAATCTATATTTTCAAAACACTTAAATGTATTTGCTATTTTTTCACCAACAGTATTTCCTAAACCATCAATTGATAAACTAGCTAAAAATGTTGCTAATGGAATTTGTTTCTTTTCTTGTATATTATTATATAATTTTTCTGATAATGTCTTTTGATGTTTTGGTAATGTCATAAATGCTCGATATGTTAATGTGAAAAAATCAGATACATTTTCTAAATATCCTTTACTATATAATTTTTCTATAGTTTTACTTGATAAATCTTTTATTCCTAATGTTTTAATAAAATATATCATTTTTGCTAATATTTTACCATCACAATTTTTATTATTACATAGTAGATCAATATTAGTTTCTGAAAATTCTAATGTACTACCACAGATTGGACAAACTTTTGGTAAAATTGGTTCTACTGATTCCATAGTTTTTAGAAATTTTGGAATAACTTCATTTGATCTCTGAATTTTTATTTTAGCACCAACTCCAATTTTATTTTCTAAAACAATATTTGCATTGTGTAGTGTGACATTTGAAACAGTAACTCCAGATAATTCAATTGGTTCAACTTCCGCAACAAATGAAATTTTACCAGTTCTATTTACTTTTGTTTTTATATTTAGTACTGTTGTTATTTTTTCTTCTGCATCAAGTTTAAATGCAATGGAATGTTTATAATGGTGATTTGTTGCTCCCATTTCATTTGCGATTTTATTATCATTTATTCTATACACAATACCATCAGTTGCGTATTCATATATATCTTTATTATTTTTATATGATTCTATTTGTTCATCAAAAGATGTAAAAGAATTAAGCACATCTGGAGTTATAAATCCACTCCACGATAGCTCACTTAGTCCTTCGATGTATGATCCTCTCGCAATATCTGGAACTATATAACCAACAAAATCAATAAATCTAAGTAATTCAAAATTCTTAGTCTTATGTGGATTTACAAGTCCACTAACAGCGTTTCTAATATTTGTTGATTCATCTAACCCTAATTTTTTTTGTTCGAGTTTAAGTGCTTCAAAATTCGTTCTACTTAAAACTAATTCACCACGAATTTCTATATTTTCAGAATCTATTTGTTTTGGAAAATTAACATATTGTAAATGTTTTGTTATATTTTTACCAACAGTTCCATCACCACGAGTTTGTCCTTGCATGAAAATTCCGTCATTATAAATCAAAGAACAAGCAACACCATCCATTTTATATGTTCCAACTAAATCTCCATGTTTTTGTAGTTTTTCAATACCATCTATAGATTTAGTTTTTTCAATTGATAACATTTTAGTTTTATGTGTAACAGTAATTCCTTTTTGTTCACTTCCAACAATATCAAGTGTTTTACTATCCAAATTAGCTTCTTGTAATTGTGTTACCAATTTATCAAATTCAGCATCACTTATCATAAATTCACTTTCTGGATCATTATCATATAAATCTTGATGATACTTTATTTTTTCTTCTAATTCTTTAATATTCATTTTTATTTCTCCTCATCCTCTACTTCAAATGTTATAGTTATTTCTCCATATAGTTTAATTAACTCTTACAATTACTAATATATACATAAAATTTATAAAAGTCAAGTGCTTTTTTACTTTTATTTAAAATAAATAAAAATAGCTACATTTCTATAGCTATTTAGTGTGAATATTATTTTATATTATCAACATTATAAAAAATTCTAGTTTTTAATTCATCTTTTCTTTCCGATTTAAAATATTCATTCTTTACTAAATATCCTACAATTTTAACAATATCACCAATTGGTTCTTCACCACAAATTGGACATTGCTTATTAAAAAAATTATGATCATTTTTACAATAATGTATTTTTCTTATTTCTGACCAATATTTAACACCAGCTTTTGCAACATTTAAATTAAAATTCCAAGCATCATCAAATGATTTCCAATCTTCTGCTAAATTAAGATGTAATATTTGACCACCGCCAGTTAATTTATCTAATGTTCCACTGATTCTAATTCGTTCTGCTAATGTAAAATTAGAATCTAATCCACACCATTGATTAGAATAAATATTTTTATTTTGTATTGGAAAATTATCATAATACAATTTATCCATATCTAACAATTTAATATTTGCAGATTCTCCGGGGATTTGTTCAACATTTTGGGTATATCCATATTCGTCAACTGTAGACTCGCCTAATTTATTAATATAAGCTAGTGTATCAGATGCTAAAGATAATCCAGTTTCACTATATGATTTTTCATTTATTTTATTTAATTTTATACCATGCATTAAATCTATATATTCTTCAAATCCAGTAACACCAACGGTAGCGAATTGATTCTCCATAGACGTCAATTCAAAAGAATAATTTGGCAATAATCCTCTATCAATATTTTTCTGTAATATTTTTCTATGAATAAAATGAAATTTTTGAATCAATTCAACATCATCTTTTATTAAATTAAATGCAATCTTTTTATTTCCTTTAGCTAAATAAGCAACTCTTGGTAAATTAATTGTTACAACTTTAGTACTACCTATGTTTAAATCTGTTCCACCAATGGAATTAAAATGTCCATCTAATTTATTTTTTTTAATTTCTGTGGTATCAAAATTACACCTACAACAACTTGAAAGTGCATCGGCATTATCAGAAACATATATATTACAATCAGCCCATTTCATATTATGTTTAACAATATACTTAGCAAAATTTTCATCTTGAAATTTGTTGTCTTTAAAAATTAAACTAGCAGTTAACACTGGATATGTTATTGATTTTATTTCCCGTTCTTTTCTCATAAATTCTAAAAAAGCTTTTTGATATTCTATGAATTCTTCAATATAATCTACCATCAAAGTACCATCATTAAAAATTTCACCACCGAATAATCCAACAAAATATTCTCTGTCCATAATTGAAAAATTAGTATAAGCTGATTGTATACCACCTTTTAAATATGGTTGATTTAGTGCATAAACAACCTTTTGAAATTCTTGTGTTCTATATGCACATTTATTAGTTATATATCCAGATTTTACATCATCTAACCAATATTTCATACTATACAATAAAAAATCCACAAGACCCACTGCACCTGCTTGTAAATTTGTTAAAAAGGCAACAGATTCTAAAATATGAGAATGATATGTATCTAAATGTTTTGGTCGATCTGCTTTCATTTCGTTTATAAAATACAATCCTCTATCTACTATTGATTTAACACTATACGCGAAACAATACGGAATGAAAGAAACAGTTGTTGAATCATGAAGATATATAGTACCATCTATACACTTTTCAAAAAATTCATTTGCTATATCCAATCCAAATTCTTCTTGCATTTCTATGTGAATTTTATTATAACTTAATAATTTCATCAATGGTTTTTGACTTTCTCCAATTAATGTTGGCATTGTTTGATTATTCACATTACTATTATCATCTATACTAGAATTTGCAACATTATCGGATTTTAAAAAATTTTTAAAAAATCTCATTGGATCTAATTGGTCATTTGATAATCCATTTAACTTAATAAATTTTGGATGATCTTTTCTCATTTGTATAAACTTGTCTTCAAAGTGCTTATCTAGTGAAATGCCAACTCTCATATATTCTCCTATTTTAAATTGAGTATTTTTTCTATTGGTGTATTAGATATTATATCCAATACATTTTTTTGGTAGTATGTTATTATATTCCTTTACTACTAAATAATGATCTTTTGCGTCTTTTATCTTGTTAAAACTTCCTTCATATATATATTTATTTTTATGACCACTATCATAATTTTTTCTTATATTAAAACCATGGTATCCAGTATTACTTTTTCGCACTTCTTACTATTGAATGTACTACCCACATAATATTTTTTACTATTATATTTT